TTACTGGTTCCCTTTGTTGCTCTGGGACCTATTTGGGACCATTTCAGGGTGTTCTAGTCCGTTATTATCCTCACTAAAACCCATCATTTCAGAGATACGATTAGCCATTCTTAGTGAGTCCTTAGGTATCCATTTGCCATAATGTTTTTTAATCATTGTGGTATCGCTATGGCCTAATTGTCTTGCAACCCATTCAAGTGGTACGTAGTTAGAAAGCATCTGACTTGCAAAGGTATGGCGACATTGATTCGGTCCACGATGGCGTAACTTGGCACCATTTAAAATACCGGTAAACCAGCGACGAACAGAATGATCATACCAAGGCAAACCACTTTTCCCATTGAGAAAAACGAGCCTAATACTCTCTTGTTTATTCGTAATGTTGTCACGTTGTTTTATGGTGTATTTAGTCGCATGCTGATTAAAGGTGTGTTCCATTTGGCGTTGCAGCCAAAACTTTGCAGGTTCTAATAACTCAATAACACGTATGCGACCACGCTCTTTAGGTACCTTATATTGATTTAACACCTTCGCACGCTGTACTTTCACCGTCCAAGTCTCAGTATCTATATCCTCCCAAGCCAGCGCGATGATCTCTGAGAGTGATAATCCAGACCAGCACCAGAACATGATCATGTTGATATCACACTGACGTGATGTGTCTATCGTCTCAATGCACAGCAGTTCTTCGCGAGTAAACGGATCAGCTGTTTCTTCTAGGTTGTCACGTTCGATATTTCTCACTCGATCAAGTGGATTGGTTTTGAGCGTGCCTTCATGAAAAGCTTCTGACCATACGCCCCGAATGATAGTGAAAATGTCATTTACGGTTTTTGGCGCTAGGCCACTTTTCAGCAATTCAACTTGAAAGAGTTCCATTTGTGATTTGGTGATATCAGTAAGCTTTCTGTCTCCCCATTTATTGAGTACGTGCTGTGCTTTAACTTTGTAATTTTTGAATGTGCTTTGGGCTTTTGTAGCTTCTTGCACATCCAGCCAAAGCTTAACCGCTTCTGCCACATAACGTTTTTTCTGGCAGATCCCCGCAAACCTTGCCGCCTTTGCTGAGTTAGGAAAGTGGGCGAGATAGTCGAATCGATTCTCGGCTATCTCAGTCAGAATCGTTGTACGCTTATTTTCAGCATACTTAATCGTAGACTTAGTGATCTTGTAATGGCCAGCCAATGGCTCACGGCAACGTTCGCCATTGTAACGAAAATCAATGCGTACCGTTTCACCGTGAATATGGATGCCAGAAGGGAGCTTTTCGACTCCCTTTGGTAGTTCAATCATTAAGCGGCTCCTTCCATCCACTGTTCAATTTCATTGATGTTGTAAACTATGCGTCCAATAGGGTCATAGCGCCATTGCCTACCTTCCAACCAAACGCCTCGCTCGCGATACTTACGTGCAGCCTCGGAGGAAATGCCAAACACATTTGGCATTAAATTGCCACGAATCCATCTAGCTGGTATAACGTTTTCAATTGGTTTTTTAACGTTCATAATTAACCTCTAATGTTCTGATAGTATTGTTATTTAAATCTTTTTTGCCTGACCTTTTAGTTGTCAGCGCAGGGGTACACCGAACAGCTGTTTTCTAATATCGTTAACACGGTTTTTTGTCATTTACCTCCTTTGCCACTTCTTTGTCCTTAGGTGCGAAAAACAGCGCGACGGGGCCATCTTCGGTGTCGTGAATACTCAGCAGGAATGAGCCGGCCTTGTCGCAAACGGGGTTCCAATCGCTGATATCGGTGTCGCCTTCGTCAAAGTAGCGCTCGATCTGATGTTCAGTGGCATCGAGTTCAAACCAAATCGCTACAAACTCGCCGCCTTGGCGTGCTGCCCATGCTTCACACTCCACACGGGTTACGCCTTCGTCCCACTCGGGCAAATCTGGATGGGTCCAATAACCTTCTTCACGTTCTACAGTTGCTGCTTGTATCGACTTCATGCTGCTTCTCCTTGGCGCTGGGCTTGATATGTTTGCCATGCGGGCAAATCAGTGTTTGATACTCGCCAATCAAGCTCGCCAGCCTTGTCATAGGCCACTGAGCCACCATATTGAGCACCCTCAAAAGTAAATGTCGCAGTGCAATACAGTTGTGGATATGCACCGTTAAACGCCGTGAAGGTCAGATCAGGGCGCAGTGATAACAGTCGTTGCTTAAAGGCTTCGGCCTTAGCATTGTGTTTCGTAATGTCAGCTTGCTTTTGTGAATGGCACGCCGCGTTGCAATAAAACGCCTCGCCGATGCAGATCACCGCTTCAATGTCCGTCGCATTGCCTTCATCGTCTTCGGCTTTAATTGGGTTGCCGCAGTGGTAACAGGTAAAACACCAACCATCGGCCAGTAACACTTGATAAGGCACGTTGCCTTGCTCAGCGTATTGGTCATATTCAGGGCAGCGAGTAACCGACATATCATCTTCAAAGGTCAGATTGAGTTCACCCGCACCTATGCGGCGAGCGGCAGCAGCATGTTGATGAAACACAATGCACGCGGCGCCCTCGCAATGTTCTTGTACTTGAAACGCTTTTATCTTGGGTGTGTTCATGCTGCTTCTCCTTTTATCCTGAGTTTTGATTCTGCATTGAGTGCGAATACTTCGGCGTCGGCTTGGCCGAAGTCGCTGCACTCGATGGCGTTAAAAGACTTACAAATGCCCCAGCCGTGGTAATTGTTGGGGGTGTACTTCACTTCGATTTGTTGCTGATCGCACATCAAGGTGGAGTAAGGCTTGGATAGCGTGACCACGCCCGCTTTAGTGCTGAACGTATTCATGCCGCCTCCTTGTTTTGGTTGTCGCTGGTTTGGCTGACTGGCGAATGGCAGGGCAGACGCATTGGGTGATATCGGTACGAATACACTATGGTGCGGCTAATGCCCTTGGCGAGGTTGGTTAAACCGTTGCCCAATGCTTGCCAGTACAGGCAATCTAACGCGCCGAGCGCCAGCGCGATTTTGATGCTGTCGCCCGTTGTGGCCTTGAGTAACAGGCTTAACTTATGGCTACGGTAATGATTTAACAGATGGCGAAACGCCGCTGATTGAGTCATTTAGGCCACCTGCTTCGGTTGCAAAGGGCTTGATTGCAAATGAGTTAATTGCAGCTTGGCCCAATCGATGGCTTTAATGGCCTCGACCGTGGCGGCGATTTGCTCTAGCTTCTTTTGCCCGCGCATAAAGTTCGACAGTTCAATACCGTGGCGAGCCGCCGCACGTTCGGCGGGCAGGGCGCTGGTGTAATGCAGTGTTAACGCGGCAATCACCTCGGGCGAACTAATGCGGGTAAGCGATAGCAATAACGCAACGCGCTCTTGTGATTCAAAGCCCGGGAGTAAATGGTTCATGCTGCACCGCCTTTAATGCATGCATCAATACCGTTGTATTTTTTAAAATCATCACAAACGTAATTACTCATTTCTTCAGGTTCGCCCCATTCACTTTCTCCGCTTCTCTGGCAAATACGGTATTCAGATTCCGCATTGAAAATATTGAACCGAAAATTTGCACAAGACCTCGTGTGTATTCGCCGTACATTTCGTGGTTTAGTTATTTGACTCATGCTGCACCGCCTGTGGTACTGATCACCCTGAACTCGACCACCCACACCCACGGGTTGGCATCAACGTTGTGATAGATTTGCTCCCAAGTGCGCAGGAATGCGGTGCGCGGCTTCTCATACCAGCCCGCCGACTTCGCCGCGGCTGAGCGTGAATGATCAAAACCCTCTTTGATGGCATCGTCTTCTGAGATCTCATTCAATCGCTCAACCCGAACGGCGGTAACTTCTAGCAGAATGCGCGCCGCCCAGCGTGGCATGTGGATAGAGGGAATAAACCCGCGATATTCAGCGCCACGATAATCAAAGTCTTCATCACCCGTGCCTGCCGTTAATCCGCCACAGACATAATGCAGATCAGGCCAGTGTGCTTTGGTCATTGCCTCACGCACCCACAGCTGATCACCAAGCGTGCCGAACGGTGAAATAAACGCGCAATCTTCATCGCTAACGCCAAAAACCTCATCATTTGCGGCTTGATAGAATCCGCGCTTATCAATGATTGTCGGCGTATACCATTCGGCATTTTTAGAAAATGGCGCCCAATCATCATGCGGCTGAGCTTTAAGCATTCTGCGCGTCTGTGTTTTACGGCCATCAAGAATGGCGCGCACCATTTCGGTGTTGAAGATAATAGGGCGCTGTTTCATGCTGCCACCTCGTCACATGGGTATTGCTTCCTTACATTGTTAATCGCGTCTTCCATGCTGGGATGGCGTTCATTCATTCGGCCTTCACGTTGATGGCGTTTATGTGCAACGAGCTTCAACATGCGCGGGCCCGATGGCTCGATTTGAAAGCGGATCATGCGGTCATGTGCAAGAACGACGGCAGTCGTGAGGGCGCTATAGTCGAAAGTAGACATGTAATGCGCGCTAGTACTGTTGATTGATAACCCACGCTCACCACAGGCTTGGATTTTGCCAAACATGTGATTGCCACCGCCGTGTATGTCACAAAGGAAATCAAAGCACTCACGTTGATCAGCATTGAGCCAAGGGTAATGTTTGGCGTAAAAATCATGTTCGTTGCTCATGCTGCCTCCTTGCTTTGGGTGGCTTCATCGTACTGGCGGATGGCAAACACAATCGCGAAACAGCACCAGATAAAGCGATAGGTGAAGGGGTCTTTCCAGCCATCCCAAAAATCATCCAATGTCATGCCGCCCGCATCTTCTTCATCCCAGTTATTGAGGCGGTAAACCACATCCCACTCGGCGTTCTCGCGGTTTTGGGTAAACTCCTTAACGGCATTGGTCGCGCTGTTAATCGCCTCAGCCTCTTCTTCGTTCGTTGGGTCGAGCCCTTCGATAAACCACTGCAAAAACTGCTCAAGGCGTTGATCGGCTTCCTTGGCATCAAACTCGCGAGTGCCATCGGTTTTACACTCAGCCAGCACCTTTTCTTCCCAGTAACTCGCATTCACGCCCCAGTCATCATCGCTTTGGCGAAAGAAGCAAAACATGTCCTGAACCCGAGAAAATACGTAACAACCCATATCGCCACTGATGCACAGATGCTGCGGCCATGTGGTGATCTCAAAGCGATGCTCAAAGCTGCCTTGGCTGAGTACCATGTGGCGGAACACCCCATCATCTTTAAGAATGGTGAGTTGATGTTCGGTCACATCGTTTAAAAATGACTCTCTCGTTGGGTGGTTCATACGCTATTCCTTCCTTTTGAATCAGCCGAGCTAGGCCGCGGCTTCGCCGTTAAACACCACCAGATTGATGATGGGTTTCTTGGTTTTGGGGTTCACCTTGTCCGACAGCTTGTGATAGCGAATATGCACATCGCGGTGGGCTTCTTGGGTCATGGCTAAAACGATGTATTGCTGGCACAGCGCGGGCGTCGATAACGAATGCGACAGGCGTTGTGGCTTCATGGTTTCAAACAAGTGCTGCGCCATATCATTCAACTTAGCTTGGTACTCGTCGGGGCTCAGTTGACGGCGGTTAGGGTGCGCGCCCACTGAGGTGCTGCACTTTTTGGCCGCCTGCTTTTTCGCTAAGGTCATGGATACGCCGTAAACAAAAAACATAAATGCCTCCAACAAGGTGAAACTGTCGCCGTTATCGTTACAGGGATATGGACCATCACCCCTTGGTTGCTTTGCCTTGGCTGCTTTGTCTTGATTAACTAAATCGTGAATGTGCGCGGCGGCTCTGCGGCTCTACTGCGTTAGTGGCCTGTCGTCAAAGTGTGCAGCGGATGCACATTAGTGACGGCTTGCGAGTCGTTACGCCACACCATCACCTTGCCGTACAAACCTTGTTGGGGCTCAGTGAAGCGCAGGCAGAAATTGAGCCCGAGTTCACCCGTGTGGCGAATGAACTGGCGGTAAAAGGCAGGGCTTGGGTGGTGATAGGCAAAATGCTTTACCAGTTCGGTGCAGCGAACTTGTACCCGTGGGCAATCCATCGGGTCGGTGTGGCCTTTAGCTAGCGCCATCAAGCAGGCAAAACGTATCGCAACCAGTAGACGAAACTCATCGCGTTGCTTAGGTGTGGTGTGAACTTTCGCTAGAATCATTTCCTTGTCCTCGGTAGTACCCATTGGGAGCAAAGCTCGAAAGGGCTATTAGTTACTCGCAAGGTAAATGTTAGTTTACTAACTTTTTACAGTCAAGCAATAAAGTTAGTTTTCTAACTTATTTGTTTTTTGGGGGAAATGTATTGGAAAATAATTTAATGCAAGTCATTGAATTGATTGTTCTAAATCTAGGTGGGATTGAACGCATATTTATTGGTTATATAGCTTGAATTGAAGGGTAGAGTTTCATTAGAAAATAGTGATTTGGAGTGCCCGTAAAGCTCTTTTTAAATAGCAAAAGTCCATCTCTGTGATTTGCAGGCACAAAGGTGTATAGCAATTCATGTCATAAAATCTGAGTTACATTATGCTAACTGTATAAAGATTGTATCTGCGGCAATTATTAACTGGTTGAAAAATAACTTCGTCATAGCTGACTAACTTAATATCCAGTTTTTAATGAAACTACTACTGGTTGAATTGTAGACAGACAGGACATATATCTTCAATTGTATCGGGAGGTGATTCTGTGGAGGTTGCAGACCTTGATACATAAATCTTCAATTTAATTAAGAGGTGTGACTATATGGCAAAAGGTTCAAGTATCAATGGCAATGGTGGTAAGGGCGGAAACAATAGCTATACCATAATTGGTAGAGGAGAGGTGTCACGTGCGGAACTGGTTAAAGAAGTGAAGCAAGGGCAGCACCCTGATACCCATATTTATAAGAGGAACGGGGTTGAATATGCTAGGAATAACCCGAACCACGACAAGCCAGATAACATTAATGATTAATAAAGTGATCTAATTTGTTAGAAGGGCATGCAGATGCCCTTATTAATCTCATCGTAGATATAAATGGATTCTTATCCACTTTTTGATATTTTCCCGCGGCATTTACTCGGCATAATGGCGTAACTGTTCTTTATATCGCATTGATTTATTTTTATAGTAGTGGAAAGAGTATTAATTTTGACTCTTGTCAGATATTGTTTTCACTGTTAGTAACAACAAAGGCATCTCGTAACTTGAACACGTAGGGAGGAGTATCGTCAGATGCATTGTTAGTTTTCTCTGGATTGAAACGCGACTCGTGTATTTCCTCAATGATTAGTGGAATGAATTTTTCCCATTGGCCAGACGTTTCATTACCTAATCGTACTGTAAGATCAAGTTCGATTGCTTCAGCTGCTGACGCTTGATATGGAGCTCGTGTTAAGGCTTGACAAAAAACTTCAGCTAGATAATCAGGAAGACCAGCAACAAGTTGTGGCAAGATTTGTGGATTGAAGTCAAAACTGACACAGTATTCTTCAGTTTCAAGATTAAAGTTAGCAGATGCTGTATATAATTCATCATTAACCCTTCCGAAAAGATCGAGTTTTACCTTTAGCATCACCAGCGCAGTATTTGAGTCATAGCCTAATTTTTTTAATGCAGAACCAAAGTCCGGCTTGAAATCTCTTATAGTTGGTTCTTTGAGATATTTAGGTAACAGAAGTTTTTCTAATTCTTCCCAGCGTTCCTCTATTTCATTAAAGTCTATATCAATTAGCGGATCTTCCTGAGCAACTGAGAAGGCAACAAATTTTCGACCATTACAAAGGCCGAATTCTTCACAGCGTATTTCGGGATGAATCGCGTAACTATACGCCTGTTGTATGTGGTCTGAGCCAAGCACATCCTGTGTTGGTGCTTTTGCATCAAGTACAAAAACAGGTTTGTCATCAACATAAATCGTATAGTCTGGAATTGTCGTAATTGGATGATTTCTAGTGCCTACACGAATGAATGGATTTTTAAGCGATTTGCTTCTCGCAACTCTGACAGTTCCGCTCGGACCATATCCTAGTCGAGCCAGTATCGGAGCTATGACGAGTTCGCGTACTGAATCTTCCTTGATTTCCGGATCGTCAAAGGTTGAGGTGTCAATTCCTAGAAACATATCAAATTACCTAAAAGTGTATTACCCAGACTTTGCGTTAAACCTAATTAGATAACACTTAGGTTTCGATTGTTTAGGTTAGATTATTTACATGCTAGCAACTTTGCATTACTAGTAGTTTTTTTTCAACACTTTGTTTCGTTGTTTGGGGGAGAAGTTATAAACACAACAAAAACTAGCTAGGTATTGACTGGGGGAAGTGTAAAATTATTAATTTTCAATGGATTATGCTTGTAAGGTAAAGGTGGAATTTTAGTAACTATTTAGGGTAACTTAGTGTTTATGTCGTTAATGCTTTTTATATCAGGTGGTTATGTTGAGTTTCAAATGCGAAGAGAATATTATCTATTGCAATCAAATTTGATGGGTTATGACAAAGTTTAAATGGGGTAAATATGGCTCAGATCCATTAATCTAAGCCTCTAGCAAAATAAAGTTTAAGTACTAATTGCTCCAAATATTTAACACTGACCACCAAAACACCCAGCCTATAATTTTTATATTACTCATTTGTTCAGGTTGAATGAATTCATCAGGGTACTCATCATTGTTATAACTTTTAATGCGAATACCACCACCCGGCATACGATAGAGTATTTTTACCCTTAACATACCATCGTGATCTATCGCATACATTTTTCCATCGATAATATTTTTTTTGCTGGTATCAACCCCGACAGTGGTCCCGTCTTGTAAAACAGGCAACATGCTATCACCTGAAACTGTGACACAAGCCGCATACTGAGGATCAACATTGCTTTTTTTGAGAGTGGATTTGGCAAAGCGAAGTTTGCAACCGCCATTTTCTTGCACGAAAGTAGAGCCATTACCTGCGGCCAATTCGACTTCGCGGTAGAAAGGTAATGCGACTTCATCATCCCTTAGCGGTGTATCCCCATCCCAAAGATCAAAACCAGCGTGCCATTCTGCATTTGATTCAACAGTTGAAACGCGCGCTTGATTATCTTCTTTGCCTGAAAGAAGCCATTCAGGAGAGCAATTGAGTGCCTTACTGAGGTTAATGAGGTTTTTACCCTTTGGAGTGCTCATTCCTAGCTCCCATTGAGTAATAGAACTAGGTGTGACTTTGACAGTTTCAGCCACGTTTTTTTGCGTGAGCTTTAATTCTTTTCTTCGGCTTCTTATTCGATCGCCAATCATCTCACCTTGATAACTCATAAACTCAATTTCGCCAGTCAAATCTTGATAGTTAGATATCTTACATTTGTTTGACATTAGAATCCTTTTGTTGATAATGTTAGAAAACTAACTTTTGAGGTGATTATGAAAACATCTGATGCTGTCGCTTTCTTCAAAACCAAGTCAAATTTGGCTAAGCAACTCGGTATTACCCACTCATCGATTTCTCAATGGGGTGAAGACGTTCCCGAACTCCGTGCTTATCAAATCGAGCGCCTAACCCACGGCGCCCTCAAAGTTAACCCCATCATTGTTTTAGATAATCCTAAGTCGGCGAGTGTGGCTTAGGTTCACTTTAGGTTGAAGGAGGTAAGTACACATGAAAACCAGTTCACGTAAAAAAGATAGCCGTTTGAATTTGTTGATGAAAACGATTCATCGGGTGTTGGAATTGCCCAAGATGACGCGCTTTGCGCTGGCGATAGATTTTGTTGAGGCGGTTGAGCGCCTTGGGCTGAGTGAGGTGCTGGCCGCGGAGGGCATTAGCTTTGCGAGCACGCAAGATGTGCACAACGATGCGCGGATTAATGCGCAAAAGCTGTTCCGTTGGCTCGGTCAGTACGAGGGCCAGCATCCGCAGGCTGATCGCTTGTTTCATGTTGAGCAAGCACTGGTTGCAGCACTGCCCGAGCATTTACGGGTGCAGTATCTCAACGATGTATTTGGTTGCACTGGGGTGACGGTAATTGCTGATCGCATGAATGACGGCCATGTGTTGCATGTGGCCGATATGGCGGCATCGCTCACCAAAGAGAACGCCGAGGCGCAAGTGGCGGTGATCCATTTGGGCATTGAGCCCAAGCGCGAGCAGTTAGTGGCGGCGCACCGCGAGTTAAAAGAGTCGGCGGCGACTACCCAAGCGAGCATGGCGGCGTTAGAGCTAGCGTATCCGTATTTAGCGAGTCACGGCGGCAAGGCGGCGCAATACGCGGTCGAGAAGTGACCGCGATGCCGCAATCGAACCTTAACATCAATGTTATCGCCAGTGCTAAGACTGAGCTGCACCAACAGTTGATCCGCTTGGGCGACATGATCGGCGACGGTTTGCATTTAGAACCCGATGGCAAATGGATTGCGAAAGAGTATGTGAAAGTGGCGCGGGCGTTAGGTTATCGGCCCAAACGCGCGAATCACAGCGCACAGATTAATGCGGCAATGCTTAAGCGGGTGGCTGATGTGCCGTGTGGCCAGTGCGGTTTGGCTTTAAAGCAAACTAAGTCGGGCTCGAAACGCGCCGTTTGTGCCAATGGGCATAAATGGCAGTTGTTGAAATGACTTGGTGAAACGACTTGTTGGAATGAAAGAAGGAGTGAATGGCATGTTCACAAATCAGTTAAGTGATAACTGGGCGCGTAAAAAACGCCGTTATCAAATTGCCCGCCAAAGTTTGGCGACGAATGCGGGCTTGATACCTAAGTGGCAGTGAGGAGGATAAACGATGTTTGATCCTGAATGTTTAATTTGTTGTTTGGAGGGCGGCGCCGCGTGTTCGGTACATGGGCAAGTTGGCCGTGCTGATGGGCCCGCCGTGGCCGCGCTGACCGAAATGGAAACCGCGCAAGTGACGTTACTCATGATGCAAGCAAAGCAGTTAATGCTTAAGGCGATGGCGCTTAAATCTAAGTCGAACATGCCTAATAGCACTGAGCCTAATGTGGCTGAGCTTAGCGCTGGGACCACTGAACGGGCCCCGTTAAGTGGCGTGAACATGGGCAAATACATTGCCTGTTTTCATGGGCATACCACGGCGGAGTTGTTTAGACGAACGCAGGTGGGGCGAATGGTTGAGGTGTTAAGGAGCTGCGATGAATTGCAGCATAGTCGCCCCGAGCGTTGGGCGGTTATCGCGACCGACATAGTGGATAAGGCGTTGCTGGGTAGTGGCAAGCAATTGTTGCTGCCGACGGTGAGCATCGATTGGATTATGAATTATCTGCTGATGGAAGAACAACGCGCGGAACGTTCTATTGCGCTATTGGCGGCGGATGTAGGCGCGGCTGATGCGAGTGCAGCTAATGTGAATGCCATCGTGACAAGCCGCAACGATCACATTAAACGGCGTGATTTTTTTAGCCAGTTGCGCACTAACTTGGCGCACAAGGTTTACTTGCTTGGCAGTGAAGGCGAGCGAGCGGAGGGCAACGGGGCGCATTGCAGTTGATCCCGTTGTTGTAGACATAAGAAAGCCCGCTGAAGTTTTGGCGACGAATGCGGGCTTAATACCTAAGTGAGGCAATATCATGTTACTGAAGCATGGGGTTTGCGTCAATTCGAGTTTGTGGGTTGCTCTGTTTGGGGGTGACTTATGAGTATGGAATTGATGGTAAAAGCGATGAAGGCCAAGGTGGGTAATCCACTGCGCAAGCTGGTGTTGATCAAGCTTGCCGATAACGCCAATGACCAAGGCGAATGCTGGCCGAGTTACGAGTATATTTCGCAGGCTTGTGAGATAAGCGAGCGGTCGGCGATTAACCACATTAATGCGCTGGTTGACGTCGGACTGGTGCGCAAAATTACCCGCAAGAGTGAGCATAAACGCAATACATCTAACCTGTATATTTTGGACTTTTCATCGTGTGTTCTGAGTGATAAACCTGCTCAAACCCTACCTTTTTCTGAGGGTGCAGCAAATTCACCCCTAGAAAATACTGAGGGTGCAGCATATTCACCCCTAGAAAATACTGGGGGTGCAGCAGATTCACCCTTAGCCAATTTTGAGGGTGCAGCAAATGCACCCATGGGTGCAGGAGATTCACCCTCTGAGGGTGCAGGAGCTGCACCCAGAATCAGTCACTCTTTTGAACCTATCAAAGAATCTTTAAAAGACTCTTGTCCAGCAACGAGTGCTAAGTCGGTTTTCAATGCGTTTTTCAAAGCGTATCCCGCCCATCGCAAAGGCGGCTCGGACTCGGCTGCATGGAAAGCGTGGAAGGCCGAAAAGCTGACCGACGCCGATTGTGTGTTGGCGGTGAGCTGGTTGAAGGAGGCTGCGGCGCTGGATACGAGTTGGGGCTTTAGCGCTAACGGCCAGTTTGTGCTCGGTATTACCAAGTTTATCCGCGAACGCCATTGGCTAACGCCGTTGCCAAGAGCAATGGCCGCGGCAGTTGGGCAAGTGGATTGGAGCTACGCGGTGTATGACCCAGAGGACCCCTTGATATGACTGCCAATCAAAATGCGAGCATGAAATCACTGCAGACCTTAATCCGCCAGCCGCTGGTTGGGCAGGGGCGTGTGAGTCAACCTGAACCCACGGCAATGGACATGGCGATTGTGGACAGCGTGTTTAGCAAGTTGCGGGTGTTGTTTCCGGTGAGTGCACCGCGGCCTGAGGACGAAGCGACCCACAAAGCCGAGTGGCTTAAAACTTTGGCGGCGCAGGGGATTGCCAGCCGCGAGCAAGTGCAAGCGGGGCTGAATCGCGCGAGACGCGAGCAGGGCGATAGGCAGTTTTGGCCGACACCGCGCCAGTTTGCGCTGTGGTGCCAACCCACGGCCTGTGATTTAGGGCTGCCCAAGTTGGAAGCGGCGTTTAAGGAGGCAACGCGCCATTACCATCACCCAGACAAGCATACGTGGAGCCATGATGTGGTGCGCTTAGCAGTGCGTGAAACAGGCAGTTGGATGTTTGCCACTGGGCTTGAAAAGGATGTGTTAATGACCTTTGAGCGCAATTACACAGTGTTATGCAGGCGCTTTAGCCGTGGCGAGTTGACCGATGTTGAATTGCCAAAAGCATTACCTGAAACGGTGACGCGGCCCACTGAGGCGGCCAAGGCGAAATCAATTATTGCCAATTTACGTGCAAACTTTGGGCTTAAGGGGGCAAACGATGGCGACTAAACCACTGACACAGCGCGAACGCTTGATGCGCATCATCACAGGGAAACGGTTTTGGACCCTGTTTGAAATCCAGCAAGAGAGCTTTAACCGCTTTGGAGTTCACGACAGCGAGACAGCGTTAAGTGCGCGGTTTCGGGATATGCCGATGAACCAGCGGGTAAAACGCATACGCTCGGGTACCCATCACACCTTTGAATATCGGTTGGAGGGCTAGATGACGCAGATTGTGACAGCAACAGGCGTGGAGCAAGGCAAGTTAAACGATGCAGTATTGCGCCGTTGGTTGCGGGCAGGGATAACGCGGGACTTTCGGGACACGCAGTTTCCGGCGGTGCGGTTACGGGCCTCGACCGATAGACGCCAAGCCTCGGTGTATTTAGTGATGAACGAGGCAGGCAAAACCGTGTGGCAAAAGCAGGGTGTGTGGCCCGTGATGTGCTTGAAGACCTTTTTAACCGAGTTACCCAGTCTGTTAGCCAAACGCAGCATGGGCCAAACGGTAATCAGCAACGAATTTACCACCGTCGCGCAATTGCTGGCGTGGTTTGTCACCCATGTGGAATGCAATCGCACCTTAAGCAACAGCTGGCGCAGTAACTGTAAATCGTTGGTGAGTAAACATCTCAGCGGCTGCTTTGGTGAGTTACCACTCAATGAGCTGAACTTTATTGCAGTGGACAGTTATTTAATCAAACCCATGTTGGCGCAGGGCTACTCGGCCAATTACATCAAAGCGGCGGTGAAAGTGTTAAAGCGGGCGTTATCGGTTGCGGCCGATTTACGGGTGTTAGACAGCAATAGCTTGGCGGGGTATCGGGTGCAAATGAGTTTGAAGATGCCGCCTTTGGTGGGCACGCAATTAAGCGAGTCGGATGTGGGCCCGTTATTCAGCGCCCTGCGAAATGCAGAAAGACCGGTGGCGATGCTGTTTGTGTTAATGCTGATGTTCGGTACCCGCATTGGTGAAACCCGTTTAGCCAGATGGGACCACTTTGCCGGCGATTACTGGTTTATTCCCGCCGAGAATGCCAAGAACCGCCAAGAGCACCGACTGCCCATGACGCCGACGGCTAAGAAACTCATCACCCATTACGCCCACTGGCAATACACGCATGTGGGCAAGCGGGCGTTTTTGTTCCCAGGCGAAGTAGGGCCGGTGAGCATTCGCACCGCGCAATATTGGAGTGAAACGATTCGGTTTAAGGCGTTTACCTCCCACGCATTAAGAAAACTGTGCCGCACCATTATTGCCGACATGGGCGTAGATACCATGGTAGGTGAGCGGATTTTGAATCACACCTTGCCGCTACTGCTGCGCACGTACGTCAACAGCACTTTAGATAAGGGCATGCTGATGGCGTTGGATGCCTACCATGCACACTTAATCACGTTGGGGTTTGATGATGTGGCGCCCGAGATTATGCGCCAATCGACCACTGAGACGAGCGAGCCGGACGAGCCAATGTTAGTGGGGTGGTTATGACAATAACGATAACAATATCAATTAGAACAACTAGATTATGGACTTCACGCAGGAGGATTTATGGCTAATCGCGCCGCGGATGTATTGAAAGTAGGGCGCCGTTTACGGGGCATGACCCAAGACGAAGTGGCTGAGATTTACGGCATTAGCCGCAACACTTACCAACGTTGGGAAAATGGCCGTACTACTGCACCCTATGACGATGTGACATCGATATGCCTTGATGTGTTTAAGCTTTCGATTGAGAAGATAAATGAGGTGGCCAATGGGCTTTAGTGATGAACCCGAGCAGAGGATGAACATCAAGGCGTTGCGGTTAGGGTTATATCGCTGGGGCCGCTATTGGGTGCACCAAGAATTGGGCAAGGGTTTTTCGAACCGCAGCGCCTGCGACCGTTTAGGTGAAGCGCTGGGCGGCGGCAACTTAAAGCACGAACTCAACGTGCCAGCCCACGTCGCCCATTTTGACCACCTCGTTGAGCAGTTATCCATAAACTGCAAACGCGCCATTCGCGCCCATTACCTGTGCAAAGAGCAATGGGCCTTAATGGGATTTGACAGCAAAAAGTCTTACATCTTCTGGCTAAGAAAAGCCGAAATGGCACTGCTAGATAGGATGAATTAGAAGGAACGCCCTCTTGCGAGGGCTGGCGGGTTAGACGGTTATCCACCAAGACGGCTAACCCGTTACTAGTACTTTATCAAATGGCAGTCGCCACCACAAAATTCAGATAATAACTGCGACATTCTAATTTAGGCAAAGAGGCATTACTCTTTGGTTTAAGCTGTACAAATTACTCAATTGCTTAGTGTCTTACCATGGTGCTGAACTCGAGAGTTGGTTGCACACCTTTGATGCATTCATCAAAAATAATCACTTCCGCTATCGTTTTAACTTATTAATATTTCACCCCGAGTCACCCTTTCCCCTTATCAATAAGTAAGTTCATCCTCATAGTTTGGTTTTGATATAAAACACAAAATAAACAAATTGTCAGGTCATTGCCGTTCAAATCTTAGGACACTCAAGGACTTTGTGGCAAACTCCACAATCTAAGTATTCGGTTATCTATCTAGAGGGAATTGGATTAGTAATGGTCAACCATAACGCGAGCATCAATAAAGCAAAGTTAACCGAAACAGATATCATCACAAAGTTCATCATGCCTGCGGTAAAAAATGCGGGTTGGGATGATATGACGCAAATTCGCCAGGAGGTGAAGTTGCGTGATGGTAAGGTGATTGTGCGGGGTCAAATGGGCATGCGCACAACGGTTAAGTCAGCCGACATTGTGCTCTACCATAAACCGAGTATGCCGCTGGCGGTGATTGAGGCTAAAGCGAATAAGCATGAAGTCGGTAAGGGCATACAACAAGCACTCGATTATGCTCATTTGCTCGATGTTCCCTTTGTGTTTGCCTCTAACGGCGATGGTTTTATCTTCCATGACAAGACCCATGCCATCACAAACAGCCCGGGCACGCCAGAGGCTCACAACCTTGAATCCGAAATCCGCTTAGAAGATTTTCCTAGTCCTGAAGAACTCTGGGCTAAATATTGTATTTGGAAAGGTTATACCGCAGCGCAGTTACCTATCATTAACGAAGCCTATTACGATGACGGCACGGGTAAGCACCCGCGTTATTATCAGTTGCAAGCCATCAATAAAACCGTTGAAGCTATCTCATCGGGTAAAGATCGGGTATTGCTGGTGATGGCAACGGGCACAGGTAAAACCTACACAGCATTTCAAATCATTTGGCGGTTATGGAAATCCCGTGCCAAGAAACGCATTTTATTCCTCGCTGACCGTAATATTTTGGTCGATCAAACTCGCATAAACGATTTTCAGCCCTTTGGCACATCGATGACCAAAATTACTGGCCGAACAGTCGATCCTGCTTATGAAATCCATCTAGCACTTTATCAAGCACTGACTGGCCCTGATGAGAGTCAAAAAGCGTTTAAACAAGTCGCTCCAGACTTTTTTGACCTGATCATTATTGATGAATGTCATCGTGGCAGTGCCAGTGACGACAGCGCTTGGCGCGAAATTCTCGAGTATTTTAGCAGTGCCGCGCAAGTAGGCTTAACCGCAACCCCAAAAGAAACCGATGAGGTCTCTAACTCTGATTATTTTGGCGATCCGCTTTACACCTATTCGCTCAAAGAAGGTATCGACGATGGTTTCTTAGCGCCTTATAAAGTGGTTCGTGTGGATATTGATGTGGACTTACAAGGCTGGCGACCTACAAAGGGCCAAATCGACAACAATGGCGAAGTGATCGAAGACAGGATCTATAACCAAAAAGACTTTGACCGCACTATGGTGATTGATGAGCGTACTCAGTTGGTGGCCGAAACCATAACTAACTACCTTAAACGCACCGATCCTATGGGTAAAACCATTGTTTTTTGCAACGATATTGATCACGCCGAACGGATGCGCCGCGCGCTTGCCAATCTTAACCCTGAGCAAATGGCGAAAAATGACAAATACGTTATGAAGATCACCGGTGATGATGAACTCGGCAAAGCCCAGCTGGATAACTTCATCAACCCTAAAAAGGCCTATCCGGTTATTGCGACCACCTCAGAACTCATGACCACAGGTGTCGATGCGAAAACCTGTAAGTTAGTGGTGCTCGATCAAAATATTCAATCCATGACCAAATTTAAGCAGATCATCGGTCGCGGCACTCGAATCGATGATAAATATAATAAGTTATGGTTTACCATTCTGGATTTCAAAAAGGCAACCGAGTTATTTGCCGACGAACGTTTTGATGGTACCCCTGAAAAAATCATTAAAGTGACGCCTGAAGACATTGAAGATGAAGACGTGGATATTGATGCCGCTGATGATGAACCAAACGAGGAAGATGTTCAGGGGGACATTCAAGATGAACAACAAGGCGAAGGCCAAGACAACACCAAAAATGATCCTCAAGGCGATGGTAGCTTTGATGAAGGTGAATGGGACGAAGGCGAAATCCGTAAGGTCAACAAGTACCGCGTATCTGGCGTGACAGTCAGCAAAGTTGCAGAGCGGGTGCAGTATTACGACAGCGACGGCAAACTGGTCACTGAATCCTTTAAGGATTACACCCGTAAAACCATGGCGAAACAGTTCAGTTCGCTTGATGAGTTTGTCAGGCGTTGGAATGACGCCGACCGTAAACAAGCGGTAATCGATGAGCTGGCGCAAGAGGGGATTATTTGGTCAGCACTTGAGGAAGAAGTGGGCAAAGACATGGATCCCTTCGATATAATTTGCCATGTCGTGTATGACCAACCGCCGTTAACCCGCGCTGAACGGGCTAATAACGTTAAAAAACGCAATTATTTCACTAAATATTCCGACACGGCCCAAGCCGTACTCGAGAATTTATTGATAAAATATGCCGATGTGGGCGTGCAAGAAATTGAAAATCTGCAAGTGCTTAAAGTTCAGCCATTTAATGACATAGGCAGTTTAAGTGACATCATCAAAAAAGGCTTTGGTGGCAAACCCCAGTACGAACAAGCCATTAGTGAGTTAGAAGCCGAAATCTACCAAATAGCACAATAATCAGCCTAATAAGCAGTGCGTACTTTGGTGCGTTTTACTTATAACTAAAAAATAAGCGTTAAGCATTAAAAACGAAAAGAGAAATTTATGTCTATCAGTTCAGCCGTTAAATCCATTCAAGACATTATGCGTAAAGATGCCGGCGTCGATGGCGATGCCCAGCGACTAGGCCAAATGTCTTGGTTACTGTTCTTAAAAGTATTCGATGCCCAAGAAGAGCAGTTAGAGCTAGAACTCGATGATTACAGTACACCTATCCCGAGTGAATTTTTATGGCGCAATTGGGCGGCCGATAACGAAGGCATCACAGGTGACGAGCTGCTTGATTTTGTGAATGATGAGCTATTCCCTGATCTTAAAAATCTCACCGCCCCGATAGATAAAAATCCCCGCGGTTATGTGGTAAAAGCGGCGTTTTCGGATGCCTTTAACTACATGAAAAATGGCACGCTATTACGTCAGGTGATTAACAAGCTTAACGAAATTGACTTTACCGACTCAAAAGAGCGGCATTTGTTTGGTGACTTGTACGAGCAAATTTTAAAAGACTTGCAAAGCGCGGGTAATGCAGGCGAGTTCTATACTCCGCGTGCCATCACCAAGTTTATTGTTGCTGTGACAGACCCTAAGCTTGGCGAGTCGATTATGGATCCGGCCTGTGGCACCGGCGGCTTTTTGGCCTGTGCCTTTGATCATGTAAAAGCCAATTACGTCAAGACAGCGGATGATCACCAAACTCTGCAACAGCAAATTCATGGGGTAGAGAAAAAGCAATTACCGCACTTACTGTGTACCACCAACATGATGCTCCACGGCATTGAAGTGCCCGTACAAATTAAACACGGCAATACCTTAAACAAACCCTTATCAAGCTGGGATGAAGATATCGATGTCATCATCACCAACCCGCCTTTTGGCGGCACCGAAGAGGACGGGATTGAAAAAAATTTCCCTAGCGAGTTCCAAACCCGCGAAACCGCCGACTTATTCCTGCAGCTGATTATCGAAGTGCTTGCCCCTGCAACAAATGGCAAGGGCGGCCGCGCAGCCGTGGTATTGCCCGATGGCACCTTGTTTGGTGAAGGCGTTAAAACCAAAATTAAAAAAATGCTGCTCGAAGAATGTAATCTGCACACCATAGTGCGTTTACCTAACGGTGTGTTTAATCCTTACACTGGCATTAAAACCAATATCCTGTTTTTCACTAAGGGCACGCCGACTAAACATGTCTGGTTTTACGAGCATCCTTACCCAGCAGGGGTGAAAAACTACAACAAAACTAAGCCCATGAAGTTTGAAGAGTTTGAAACAGAACTCGTGTGGTGGGGCGATGAAGCCGATGGTTTTGCAGCGCGGGTCGAAAACGAGCAAGCATGGAAAGTCTCCATCGACGACATTATTGCCCGTAACTACAACCTCGATATTAAAAACCCGCATGTGGGCGAAGTGGTCAGCCACGATCCGCAAGCCTTGTTAGCCGATTACGCCAAACAACAAGCGGATATTCAAGCCTTGCGTGACCAACTTAAAGGCATCTTGTCTGCGGCATTATCGTCACCTTCGGCAGCATCAAAAGGTGAGGGCAAGTAA